GGGGGGGAGCCGGTGTTGGTGGAAGATGATCAGTAATACAGTTAGTAACAGTCGTCCAGGACAATTCACTAAGGGCGATCCCCGTATCAACAGAAAAGGTCGCCCGAAGTCCTTTGACGCGCTTCGCGCCCTCGCCCAGCAGATCGCCCATGAGGAGGCACTATCCAGCGGGCTGCCTGTGGTCGTAGAAGGACATAAGGCTACAGTGGCGGAAATGATCCTGCGCCAGTGGGCGGCGAGCAAGAACCCGCAATTGCAGCGGGCGTTTATCGAGATTGCTTTTGGCAAGGTGCCGGATACCCTGGAGTTGCCAGATGGAAAGGGCAGTCTTACCTACATGGTGAACTGGAATATTGATGCAGACGCAGACAATTCAGATTAACGCTAATCCTCATCCAGGGCAGGCCGAGGTACACAATCACCCGGCGCGCTTCAAAGTCCTGGCTGCTGGCCGCCGATGGGGCAAGACGCGGCTGGGGGTGAACGAGTGCCTTAGTGTAGCAGCCAGAGGTGGGCGCGCCTGGTGGGTGGCTCCGACATACAAAATGTCCGAGGTGGGCTGGAGGCCGTTACAGCGTATTGGAACAAAGATAAATGCCGAGGTCCGCAAAGCGGAGAGACATATCATACTGCCCAACAGGGGTGAGATCACGGTTAGAAGCGCCGATAACCCGGACAGCCTGCGTGGCGAGGGCCTGGATTTCGTGGTGCTCGACGAAGTGGCATATATGACAGAGCAGACCTGGACGGAGGTATTACGAGCGGCGCTTTCTGACCGCCAAGGCAAGGGACTATTTATCAGCACGCCCAAGCGGCGCAACTGGTTTTTTCAATATTGGTTGCGTGGGCAGGATGCTGGTGAGGAGTGGCAGTCCTGGCGTTTCCCCACCAGCGCCAACCCGTATATATCCCCAGACGAAATCGAGGCGGCGCGGCTGGGGCTGCCGGAGGACGTATTCAACCAGGAGTACTTAGCCGAGTTCCTGGAAGGGGAAGGGCAGGTGTTCCGCAATATCCGCGCCTGCATGGGTGCGCCGCTGGATACCGATCCAGGCCAGCACGAGAAGCACGTTATTGTGGGCGGGCTGGATTGGGCGAAGCACCTGGATTTTACAACAATTAGCTTTGGCTGCAAGACCTGTAAGCGGGAAGTGGCGCGGGATAGGTTCAATAAGATCGACTACGTCTACCAACGCCAACGCATCAAGGCTATGTGCGAGAAATGGCGCCCGACCGCAATCAAGGTTGAGCTAAACGCAATGGGTGAACCCAACTTCGAGAACCTGGCGCGTGAAGACCTGCCCGTGATAGGTTTTACGATGACTGCGGTTACTAAGCCGCCGCTAATCGAAAACCTGGGCTATGTATTCGAGCGCGGAGAGTGGCAGTTCCAGTCTGATCCAATTTGGACGGGCGAGCTTGAGGCATACGAACGCACGGTAAACAGGGTGACGGGACGCAGTACATATAGCGCCCCCGAGGGACTTCACGACGATACCGTAGTCGCCCGCGCCTTGATGATTGATCTGGCGACCGGATATGTGCCGATTGTGGTACAGCCCGAATTGCCGAGCCGCTGGAAATACAATCAGCAGGAGCCAGAGCGCGACGAGAGCAAGTGGAGGAAATATTAATGGCAGAGAATAGATTGGGCGAGCGCGGTTACACCGGTCTGAATATGTTTAGCGGCCAGGTGCTGGAAGATTTCCTGACCGAGATGCGGGGCAGCCAGGCGTATAAGCGATTCAATGAGATGCGCCTGAACTCCCCAGTTGTGGGTGCCATGCTAGTGGCAGTCGAGCAGGCAATCCGCGGCGTGGACTGGCAATTCACCAGTGAGGCCGGTGAGGAGGATGGGCGCCTGGAATTCCTTCAGGAAAACCTGGACAGTATGAGCCACAATCTGAATGACCACGTCACCGAGGCGCTTACCTTCCTACCATTCGGCTATTCGGTTTTCGAGATCGTTTATCAGCGCGCCGAAAGCGGGCAGATATATTGGCGCAAATTTGCCATCCGCGGCCAGGATACGATCTATCAATGGCTGACCGATGATACGGGCGGGTTGGCCGGTGTCAGACAATCCGGGCCGCCCAGCTATAAGCTGGTAGATATTCCAATCGAGAAATTAGTGTTGTACCGGACCCGCATCGAAAAGAACAACCCTGAGGGGCGTTCCATATTGCGTACTGCCTGGATACCCTATTACTATCTCAAAAACCTTATGCAAGTGGAAGCCATCGGTTTTGAGCGCGGCTTATCTGGTTATCCGGTAATCAAATTACCGCCCGGAGCCAACACGGATACCAGCGATACCAACAGTGATGCGAGCAAGGCGGACAAGATGGTGCGCAATATTCGTATGGATGAACAAGCGGGTGTAGTGTTGCCTTCAGAATGGGATTTCCAGTTTGCAGATTCGGGCGACAAGTCCGGCTTCCAATATATTGGCGAGGCAATCAAGCGTTATGAAAGCCGCATTCTCATGAGCGCGATGGCGCAGTTTCTAATGCTGGGACAAGACAACGTTGGCAGCTTTGCGCTTTCCAGCGACCAGACCGATTTCTTTACAATGAGTGTCAATGCCACTGCGGATATCATTGCAGAGACGATCACTAAGTATGCGGTGCCTCGCTTGCTGGCGATGAACGGCATGGACGCTGATGGTATCCGGCTGGAGCACTCGCCCGCGGGTGACATTGATATTACGCTAATAGCCGATTTCTTACAGAAAGTGGGCGCCATGATCACCTGGTTGCCACAGGATGAGGTATGGCTGCGCAGCGTTGCCAGGCTACCCGAGGCCGACGAAGAGGAGCTGGAAGCGGAACGAGAGCGCAAGGAACAGCAAGCCATGCAGATACAGGCCGCGTTCAACAAGCCCGGGCAGCAGGGGGAGGATGACAAGGGCGGCAATAAACCGTTCGGGGCTACGCAGTACGCTACTGGGCGCGCCCCAGATGATGACGAGCGGCGCAGATGGGAGGGACGGCTGGAACGCCTGGTAAAAACGTATTGGGCTAAGGCGAAAAAACGTGTCCTGAAAGGGGCAAGAGGATTGCGTGCCCAATAATCCATTGCAACCCTCGTTTTGGGATAACGAGGAATATGAGTTCTGGGATCGGATTGGTCCAACGCTCATCAATCTGATATTCGCGGGCGGCATGAGCGGGCACAATTTGCTTGATCCACGCCTGCGAGTGCTGGTTAATTGGGATGTATTCAACCGGGACGCAATCGCCTTCTTGCGCAACTATCGCCTGACATCCATCCGAGATATCCACGAAACGACACGCAATAATGTTGTTTCGGCAATTGACGATTGGATTCGGGCGGGGGAAAGGTTGCCTGTATTAGAGGCACGACTTACGCCCATTTTTGGCAATCCGCGCGCCTCTATGATTGCCGTGACAGAGGTCACCCGCGTTTATGCAGAAGGCAATCTGGCGGCCTGGCGCGCTACGGGGTTAGTGGATGGTAAACGCTGGAATACGGCCAGGGACGAGCGCGTATGCCCTATTTGCGCTCCGCTGGATGGCATGGAAGTTGGTCTTGACGAGAATGGTTTTACGACCGAAGCGTTTGGCGTTGGATTGACTGCGCCGCCAGCTCATCCGAATTGCCGCTGCTGGATCACACCAATCGTTACGGGTGGAGGGCTGAGGGAGAGCATACGAGGGATATTGGGATGATAAAAATCGAGATAACCGGTATTGATGAGATAGCTCGGCGGTTTCGGGCATTCCCAGATAAATATCAAGGGGCCTGGCGCAAGACAATGGAAGGTGCGCTATATAAAATCTGGGAGATCGTCGGTAAATTGGGCTATCCTAAACCGCCGCCAACCAGTACGTACAGGCGTACCGGAACGCTGGGACGCACCCTGGGGATTGGTCTACAAGGCGCCCAGCAGGGCGGCAAACCGGACATCTTCGAGGTCAAGCATGGCAGTAACAGGCATGAGGCCAGTTATGGCACGCGCCTGGGATATGCTCCCTACGTTATTGGGGAGCGGCAGGCATGGATGCACAAAGGCCGCTGGTGGACATTGCCGGGGACTGTTGCACGGAAAGCAGTAAAGGAAATCGAGAAATTATTCCAGATTATGGTTGACGAAATGGCGCGTTGGCTGGACGGGAAGGGATTATGACTGATCCCAATGGCTTTAGACCCATTTATAACCGCGATTACCGCTGCTCTCATTGCGGGCGTTTCTTATTTTCTGCGCGCATCGGGCCGCTAACGCGCATTGATATCCGCTGTGTGAAATGCAAGCAGATGATACGGTTTGAATATCTGCCTGAATTTCAGGGCGGTGTAACTATTTCGGTGATGGATGAAGTTATGGTATAATTCTCATGAAAGGAGAATGCCATGAAAAAGACCACCCACTTGATTTTGGTTATTTTTATCGCCTTGATTGTCGTCCCGATTGCCCTAGCAGATGATGGCGGATATGGCGGAGGGACTGGAACCCCCGCACCCACATCAGTCGTCCCTGTGCCAACGCCCACGCCCTTGTGCCAGAATAGCGGTAATGGCATTTGCGACCCTGGGGAGGCATTTCAATTACATATCAAGGTGCGGGCCGTAGAACCGTTGCAGCTTTTCAAATCAGTATCGCACAGAGAGATTGTAAGAAAGCCGCTAGTGCCATAAATCTATGGTATAATCTTCTCACCACATTTGGGAAATTATCATCATTTGTGGTATAATCTGAATATTAGAGCGTAATCGGGCCTTTTAGCCCACCAAGCGCCAGCCGCGGAAACCACCCATCCGCAAACTGGCGTTTTGTTTTATGGGGGAAAACTGTACGGGGGAGATTGAGTATATGCCCTGGCATATCGAAAAACAAGATGGTCGCCATTGCGTCATAAAAAACGACGACGGGCACAATCAGGGTTGCCATGATACGCGCGAATCGGCAGAGAAGCAAATGGCCGCGCTATATGCCAACGAAGAAATGATGCAATCAAAAATGTATCTGCTGGATGATTTCTTGACGGTACGGAAGGGCGAGCCGTACCGGTTATTCCCGCTGGGGCGGATAGTGAAGGGCGGGACAGTGAGGGAGATCACGAAGGAATTAGCGGGGAAATTTCGCCTCCCTCACTTCCGCCCCGCTATCAAGTTGGGCTCGCATAAAGAGGAGACACCGGCAGGAGGCCATATCATCGGGCTTGAGGTCCGAGAAGATGGTTTGTACGCCATCCCTGAATATAACGACGAGGGAGAGCAAGCGCTTACGAAAGGCGCGTTTCGCTATCATTCGCCAGAGGTGATCTGGGAGGGCGGTATGGAAGATCCGGCGACAGGGGGAATGATCCCCGCGCCGCTAATCATTGGAGACGCGCTTTTGCATACACCTCATTTGGGCGAGGCTGCGGCGCTGTATTCCGTAGAACCATATACAAGGGAGGAAAATCAAATGACTGATACCGTTCAAATTCCCGCTAGTCTGTGGGAGAAGTTCTTGGCAAAGTTGTTCCCGCCGGTTCCCGATGAGCCGAGGCCGGAGCCAGAACCCAAAAAGCCCGAGGGCGTGGAAGTATACGAGGCCGCAGTAAGAGAGCGGGACGAGTATAAAGCCAAGCTCGCCACCCTGGAGGCTGAAGCTACCAAAAAGGCTCGGGTAGATCAGTTCGCCGCGCAGCTCAAAGAGACCAAAGTGGGCGAGGGCGCCGATATCCTGGCTGGCATGACTGACGAGCAGGCCAATTGGGTTATCACCCAATTCAAGGCGCTTTCTGTTCAGATCAAAGAAAGTGCATTGCTCGATGAGATAGGCACGGATAAGCCCAATACTTTGCCCGAAGATCCCAGGCTGGCATTGCACCAGATCGTCCTGGCGCACATGGGCGAGAAGAAAGTTGACTATAACACCGCGTTGGCGACTGTTATGGCCGAACGGCCCGAGCTTGTCCAGGCCGCATATCAATAATATCAATAATAGGAGGGACATAAAACATGGCAAGTACAGCGACTGAGGGATTAACTTTTGGCGGTCTGTTGGCGTCCGCGAGCCTCGCGGCCAGCCAATATAAGATTGTCAAGCTGGCTTCTACTGCCGGCGAGGTCATTGTAGGCGCAGCCGCCACTGATGGGATTGTTGGGGTTTTGCTGAATGATCCCGCTGCTGGCGAGGAGGCGCTTTACCAATTCGCGGGGATTGCGAAAGTTCTGGCAGAGGCTTCTGTTAGCCGGAATGACAAAGTTGCATGCTCCACCACCGGGCGCGCAAAGACCACAACTTCCGCAAACGACCGAGTGCTCGGTTTCGCGATTGATGCCAGCGCATCCGCGGGCGATCTTATCCGCGTTCAGCTCAGTATCCACAATTTCTAAAAGGAGGGATTAAACAATGATACCTACCAAAAATGATGTGCAAGCAGTTGATCCCGTCCTGACTGGTATTCTCGTCGGATACATGCAGGCGGATAGCCGCTTTGTGGCCTCCCGCGCCTTTCCCGCCGTTCCGGTGGAGAAGGATAGTGGGACTTACTACATCCTGACTAAGAAATACTCTTTCCTGGACCAGGTCAAGCGGCGTGCCCCAGGTGGTGTGTTCGAACGCGCCGGTTATGGCGTGGAAACGGCTACTTATGCCGTACAGCTCTGGGGATTGGAACACCCAGTCCCAGATGAGAACAAGGCAAATTCACAGCTCCCGCTGGACCTGGAGCGCATCGGGCTTTCCTGGTTGGCGCAGCAATCGCTGATCCGTAAAGAGCGCGCTTGGGCCGCCGACTTTATGGCCGCATCCGTATGGGATAACACCGATAACAACAGCGTTACGGACTGGGACGACTTCACTGCCGGCGATCCGGCTAATGACATACAGACCGGGCTGCGTACTGTTTCGGGCAATACGGGTTATCTTCCGAATATGCTGATCGTGGGCGAAATCGTGAATCAGGCATTGATGCTGCATCCGGATATGATCGACCGCATCAAACACGTTCAGGCGGCAACCGCCGCAACGATGCAGGTTGCAATTCCCGGAATTCTGGGCGTCGAGCAATACCTGGTGGCGATGGGATTTTACAACTCGGCCAACGAGGCCCAATCTGCCAGTTATTCGGCAATCATCGACGATGACGCGCTGCTGATCTATTCCAATCCTGGCGCTGGTGTGATGGGAGCTACCGCGGGCAAGACCTTCTCGTGGGCTGGCGGTGGCGGAACGGGCTCCATCGTGACTTACCGCGATCAATCTGTGAAATCGGATATTCTCCAGCTTTCAGAGGCATGGGACCAAAAAGTGGTCGCTGCTGATCTGGGCTATATCTGGCTTGACGTAGTTTAGGAGGTGTGGCTATGGCTAGACCTCAAAACTCATCTAGGGGATTGTTCGCCAAAAAGCGGGTGGATGTTCCAGTTAGCGGGGGCATGATGTTCGAGGATTACTCCACGTCGTCTGATCTGCTGACAGCTTCCGGTACCGGGCTGAAACTGGCGGGTGGGCTGGCTATCTCGGGTAAGACCTCTTACATCACCGAGAATAGCACCGGATTTGCTTTCCCGACCGTGGCTGCCAAGCCATCGGCGCGTTCTGCTGCGAAATGGACGTTCTTGACCGATAGCACCGGACGCAACGCGATCCTGGTCAACACGACTGGCACAACCTGGAAATTTTTGAACGTTACTTCGGTGATACCGACATAACTGCCAGCTTTGCTGACGACGGCGATGGGAGCCGCTCCGCCTGCGGGTGGGGTGGTCATCCTCAGGTAGGGCGGCTCCTGTCTCCGACCACCCCGGAGACAACATGGCAAGACACGAGACTGTATATATAGGCGTGGTAGGCTCGGACCTGGAATATGGTAGCGCACGCGACACCATAGAGGCAATCGTGCGCAGGCCGGGCGATTCTATTCAATACGTGCGCGCTACAAAGGGGTTCGAGGCGCGCCAGCGCCATATCGACGCATTTATGGCAACCCACCATGACTTTATCTGCCTGCTGGATCAAGACATGGTGTTTCAACCTGAGACAGTTGCCCATTTCCGCTCACTAAATAAACCCTATATTTCCGGCTTCTATTTGCGGCGCCTGACCGATCCGATCGCGCCTGTTTGGTATCGGCCCTATAAGGGCGTTTGGCCCCTGGAACCCTGGATCGGACTGCCATCCCGTGACAGATTGCACCCAATCGGCGCGAGCGGCTGGGGCTGCATTTTCATCCACCGCGATGTTATTGCGGCTACCAGGAAAGTGTTGAAGGGCGAGTGGTACGTGCTTGAGGACGACATGGATGTCTGGCCTTATGATCTGGGCGAGATCATGCGCGCCATACGAGGGTTGCGGGCATTAGTAGATGAAAAACCAAGCGCCAACATCGTGCGCGCGGCCCTGAAGGATTATGTAGCAGCGCTAGAAAGCGAAATAGTACCCCTGCGCTGTGACCGCGACATTATAGGCAGTGATATTCGTTTTCCGGTGTACGCGCTGAAAGCTGGCTATCAGTTACTTGGGGATGCCAACATATCGCCGGGCCACATAGTTGATTATCCCCTCAGTATCCGGGAATATATGGAGTTCTCGCCTGCGCAACTGGAAAAGGGGCGCAAAGATACACATGAGTACGTATTGAGAGAGCGGCGCAGATTTAAAGACCAGAAAGCGAGATTACTAGAATGACAGCCTATCTTTATCCTAACCCCGATCCTGGCTTTGGCACCTGGACTTTACCGATAGAAGCCCCCCGCATTTTGTTTATTGCCCCCGGTCCGCTCCAATGGGCGAGCACCCGCCTTCGCGCCGCCTGGCCCGCCGAATATATTCCCGGCGCACAATGGCAGGAAATCAAGCGGGAGATCCCGGATGATTATGATGTCTATGTCTATGTAAAGACAATCAACCCCGATGGCATATCCAGGCAAATCGAAGAGGGGAAACAGGTGTGGTGGGACTTGTGTGATCCGGTGCATTGGCTGGACCCCAAGAATGCCCGCTATATGGCAGACTTATCGACCGGGATAGTCACCAGCAACCAGGCACTTACCGACGATTTCAATATCTGGTACGGCAGAGCAAAGGCGATTACGATTCCCGATCGGATCAAACTGGGCCATTACCCGGCTATCAAATATCACAGTCATGCCAATCCTGTACGCCTGATTTGGTACGGCGCGGGGCAGAATCGCATAAGCCTGTTCGCTGCCGTAATGCCGTTGGAGCGATTGGCCACCAATGGTATAAATATCGAGCTCACCATCATGGATGACCGCGTTCAACAATGGGAGTTTACCAACAGTTTCCCGGTGTATTTTGTGCCCTGGCAATTAGAACGGGAGGCCCAGATTATCGCCGCCCATGATATCGCTATTGTGCCCCCGTATCCCGGCCCCTGGGGCGCGGTGAAATCCAACAATAAACTATTGACCGCCTGGGCCTGTGGATTGCCGGCTTGCGATTGCCAGGATTACGATTATCTTTATGAGCTGGCGACCGATTCCGGGCTACGTAATCACGAGGCCTCTGAGGGATATTCTCGATTGATAAGAGACTTCGACATCGAACAATCCGCCAAGCAGTGGAAAGCATTATTGGAGATATGATTACTTTTCTTGATTTGGGCGGATATGGCAGACTCGGCAATCAGATGTTCCAGATTGCCAGCACAATGGGGATTGCGCGCCGGATTGGGTTGCCCTGTGTGTTCCCGCCGTGGGAATATGCGCGCCATTTCAAATTAGAAATTCCGCAATCAAGAAGGCGAGACTCGCTGCATGGATACAAATGGCAGCTATATGAGGAGCAGGGGGCGGGATATAGGGAAATCGTTTTGGACCCACAAATCAACTGGAATCTACATGGCTATTTCCAGAGTTGGCGCTACTTCGAGAATATCAAACATCAGTTGCAAACCGTGTATTTTGCTTTTGTAGGCAATACCACGTCACTGCCCTATACCAGCATACACGTCAGGCGCGGAGATTACGAGCAGCGAAGAAACGTACATTTCGATCTGTGGCCGGATTACTACCGGGAGGCCATGAGGGTTATCGAAGGACCGTATCTGGTATTCTCGGACGATATTGAGTGGTGTCGTAAGCATTTCAAGGGCGTAGTTTACTGCCATATCAAAGACCCAATTGATGCCATGCACATAATGAGCCGCTGCCAGGATAATATCATTGCCAACTCATCTTTTAGTTGGTGGGCGGCGTACCTGAACCGCAACCTGGATAAACGCGTGATTGCTCCAAATAATTATGTAGTGGGCGAGACAAGCGATGACCGCTTGCCGTCGGAATGGATAAGAGTATGAAAATCAACCCGCGTGGTTATTGGGAAAACGAGACTGACGAGGGGCATGGCGTTGATGAGAGCATAGCCGAAGCCCTGCTATCATTTTTCAAACATGAACCCAAGAATTTTTTAACTATTCTGGATGTGGGATGTGGTACGGGCTTTTATACCCGGTACCTCAGGCGGGGAGGAAGGTTTTGCCTGGGCTATGATGGTAATCCGCACACACATCTTCTAAGTGAAGGACAATGCGGGAGAGCAGATTTTTCGCGGCCCCAACATCTGGATAAGTTTGATTGGGTACTATCCCTGGAGGTGGGTGAGCATATTCCGCCAAAATACGAAAGAATATTCATCAACAACCTGCACCGGCATAATGAGCGGGGAATTGTCCTGAGCTGGGCTATCCCCGACCAGGGCGGTGACGGGCATGTAAATTGCCGTAGCAATGAGTACATTAAGGGGATATTCGCTAGTTTGGGTTATTCTAACGATCTTGAGGCAGAGGCAGAATTGCGGCGAGCAGCAACTAACTGCTACTGGCTGGCAGATACACTCATGGTATTTCGGAGGGGGACATAATGTTAGGTATCATTCCCGCGGCGGGAAAGGGGATGCGCTGGGGCGGCTATTATAAAGAGCTACTGCCCCTCGGCGATGGTCGTTGGCTGATTGATAGCGCGGTAGAGGCGCTGACCGCGGGGGGCTGCGAGCGTATCTGCATCGTAACGGCGCCAGAGAAAGCAGGCGTACACGCGACCCATTTCAGTAAGACGAAATACAACGATCTAAATATCTTCTTCGTCATCAATAGAAACATGCACCATGATATATTCGGTTCATTGGAAGCGAGCTTTCCCTACCGCGAGAGTTATAACTTTATGGCCTTTGCCGATACGCTGATACCAGAGGATGCGTTCTGCAATCTGCCCGGTAAACCGTTCGTGTTGGGTACGCACATCACGACTATGCCCGAGCGCTTCGGCGTGATCGACGGCGAGAAGGTTATCAATAAATCCGCAGAGTTGGCAGGCAGGGAAATGGCCGCCTGGGGTACGCTGACCTGGTCAAGCGAGGTGGTAGATTATTGGCTCTCGCTGGATGTGCATGATTATACCGATGCTATCAACCTGGCAATCCATAAATACGGCTTTGCAGAAAAGCGCCTGGACTATTACTATGATTTTGCTGCCTGGGGCGATTACAAATGCTGGATCAAGTCACTGTCATAACGTTTGCCGCTACGCCTATTCACCGCCGCCTGGCGAATGAGTTCGAGGCGATGTATGCTGATCACTTCGGCAATTATCACTGCTACACGGCCGAATGGCTGGCAAAGCAGCCTTTCTACAAGGATAATCCCCAAGTATTCCGCTATGCCAAATACCACGGCTATTTTTTATGGAAACCATTCATCATCCAACGCGCTCTGCAATCCGGGGCGAAGTTTATCCTATACTGCGATAGCAATCTGCGCTTCCTGGATTACCTGCGCTTCGAGACGGCGTTTCAGGCGCAGATAGCCAGCCAGGGAGTATTCTTGATTAAATACTCTCAGCATGCTAATTCCCGTTGGACCAAACGGGATGCGTTTGTCCTAATGGATGCGGATAATTCGCGCTACCACGGTGCACGGCAGGTCTGGTCAGTCATCCAGGGCTATAGTAAGTGGTCATATAGCCACAACCTGCTATCTGAGTACCTGGAGTATTGCCGTGATCCCCATATCGTCACGGAGGAGCCTAACGCCTGCAGACTGCCCAACCTGCCCGACTTCGAGGCTCACCGCTGGGAGCAATCGGTATTATCCATCCTGGCAGAGAAATACAGCGTCGAGTGCGTAGATTATATGCAAGCCTATCAATGGATTGATAAAGTTTACCCGGCCGACCTGGTGCAGTACAAGGCAGGCGTAGAACCCCTGGCGGTGCGCGATGTTTGAGCACGCCTACTGTATCAACCTGGATAGCCGCCCGGATCGCTGGCAGTTGGCGAAAGCGGAGTTCGAGCGGGTGGGGTTGGAGGTCGAGCGCATTCCCGGTGTGGTTTACCAGGGTACAGATGACCCGCGCCGCAATGCCTGTATCGGTTGCCATCTGAGCCATGCCGAGGTGCTCAGGCGAGCGATCCGGGCAGGATACAAGAGCACCTTGATACTAGAAGATGATGTCAAATTCATTGACCAGCCTGGGCCGATACTCCGCCAAGCGGCAGAGCAGCTCCCGCCGGATTGGGATATGCTCTATCTGGGAGCCAACATCGAACATCCCATGCGGCAGATAAGCACGAACCTGGCGCGGCTGACGGGGGCGCGGTCGACCCACGCTATCATTGTCCGGGATAGCATGTATGACCTACTACTAGCAGTAAACGCGGATCTCGCCATTAAATACGGGCATAACGATATGTACTATGAATTCGAGATCATACCCTATCATAACTGCTTTATCACCATACCCATGCTTGCAGTGCAGCGGGAGAGCTATTCGGACGTGTTGGGGCAGAATGTCAGATACCAGGACTGGATGCAGGAAAGGTACGATCAATGGCTTTCGTAACTTTTATCGTGCCGACTATCGGACGGGATAGCCTGCACCACACAATCAATAGCCTACTGGCACAAACCGATCCGGATTGGGATGCAGTGATACTGTTCGATGGCGTGGCAATTACCTATAACCCTGGGGATCCCCGCATACAGGTATATCGTCAGGATGAGCCCACAAACAATTGTGGATTAGCCCGGAACGAGGCTATCAAATACGCCTCTGGGGAATGGCTGGCATTTGTAGATGATGACGATTATGTATTGCCCACCTATACCGAAAAATTGCGGAGATATGCGCCGAATCAAGATATCATCTTGTTCACTTTCAGAATAATGAATACCGGGGTTTTACGACCTTCGCCTGGTGTGGACAAGATAACGCGCGGCGAGACGGGCATTTCGTTTGCTGTCAGGCACGCATTCAGAAAGCAATATGATTTATGGTTCACTGAAGGCATACAGGATGATTACCGATTTCTATATGCCGCAGAGCAGGCGAACGCGCGCATCCTGATTACTCATGACGTGCAATACATTGTGCCCTCCATTGGCGGGCTGGGCGTGTGGAGGCCCAATATTCTAGCTCCCGCCGATTTTGGCAAACTCACCAAATACTATTCGATCATAGTGACGGGTCCACAACGCTCGGGCACCAGGATCGTAGCACAGATGATTGCCCAGGATACAGGCAAAGAATACGTAGACGAGAAACGATTATTTGCCGATAGCCTGTATAAACTGCGCACGTTTCTGGGTTATCCGACTATCATCCAGGCGCCCGCGTTGTGTGCTTATGCTCATGTGTTCGGCCAATTCAATGATGATATGGCTGTGGTTCTGGTACGGCGTCCAATAGAGGAAATTATCGCCAGCCAGGCACGGATTGAGTGGGATGGTGAGCCGATCGAGCGGCTGCGCTACCCGCAACTGGACGCGCCTATATCGGTCATTAAATATGCCTATTGGGATCAATATCAGCGCCACAGGATACTCCATCCGTATGAAGTGGAATATCAATCATTGAGTAGTCATCCGCTTTGGATACCTCCAGAAAAGAGGAAGAATTTTAAGTATAACCAAACTATGATAAAATAGTGATGGGGGAAATATAATGCCGATATACATCTACACAGACGAGCACCGTCATTATATGTCATTCACCGAGCCGATGCTATTTACGGGGGTGCATGTTTGCGGCATTTGCGGCGCGAAAATGTGGCGCAAACCGCAGGCCATTACCGTGATTTGGGCTGGCATGAAACCCAGCACGGGGGAATACTCGCCTGCTATCAGGCGGCACATTGAGACGCTCGACGAACAGCGGGATAAATTTATCGAGAGGAAAGAAATTCATGAGAGAGGTTAGCTATATCGTCAAAAAGCCGTTCAAGTATGGGGGACGCATCTATCGTCCCGGCGAAGAATGGGAGCCAGACGGCGGGCGATTTGATGAAGTAATTATAGACCAGCAAAGGCTGGTTATGACTGTTTATGCAGGCGCAGCGGAGAAACCGAAACGCCAACAAAGGAGAGTAAAAAATGCCGCCTAATCGTTTCGCACATGCCGGGCTGATCCCGGTAGGTTTTCAGAAATCCACATTGTCCAACAGCACCGCGGTTGCTGTCAACTCCACCTGCCGGGGCGGAACCGTGCTGGATATCGGTGTGGAAACTAACCATGCCAGATATCGGATGGATGGTACCGATCCGACTTTGACCACCGGGGTAATTATCCCCAAAGACCTGGCACCATTCCGCTTCTCGGGATACAACGGTACATCGCAGCTTAAATTCCAGCGGTCCACGGGGAGCGCGACTATCAGCATTATGGCCTACCGTGAAGGGCCGGCGAGGTAAATCATGACGCTCAGAGGCGATAGCTATGGCACAGTTGCCGAAGTCTTGGCCTATACCCGCCACCTGCTGGATGGGGAGAACAATTTTGGCAATGCCACGCGCCCGACGTTGACTGAAGTCGAGAAATTCATCGACCGCGCAAGCGGCGCGCTGAACACAGCCCTGAATACCCGTGGCCTGAAAACGCCGGTGACGAACAGCACGGCAAAACTATCGCTGGATGATTGGGTAGTCTCTAAAGCGGTGGCTTATATAGAGCTTACCCAGCGCGGCACGGGCTATGGCGAGGGCGAGGGCAATCGCGCGGCGAGATTTGTCAGCCTGAATGCCGATGCCCTTGTCTTTGTGAAACAAGCCGAGCTCGGGTTCAAGCGCTTGGGGGTAACCGAAAATTATCGGCTGAGCGATGGGCTGGCATTCACCGGGCAGACCGCGCAAGCAGACCGCGCCGACCCGGACGATTCTGCATTGGAGCANCCCAAGTTCGCNCGCGGGCTGTTTGACAATCCATGAGCTATTCGACNGGCGAGGCAGCAATATTGACGGTTCTGCGGGCAGATGATAGTTTCGCGGCCAACAATACCGCCCGCGCCAATTGGAAGGTGCTTAATTCGGGCAAGGGCACAAAGGGGACGTACGTTATCCTCAGACCAGGCGAATCGTCAGTGCTGTGGATCTCACCAATCATTTACATGGCGACCTATATCACAGTGGCTGAGGTCTGGCAGCGATACACCGATGACGCAACCACCCAAGCCAACCTGTACACCGCGGTCGCCGATGTAATGAATGCCCTGATGCCCGAGCGCAGGCTGAATAGCTCGGCAATTACCGACGCGACCGTAAGAGCAATACCAGTTATTACGGAGATGTGGAAGGATAGCGCCGATGGCCCATCCTGGCTCAAGCAGGAAGTAGCAGTTGAATGGAAGGAAGAAACAGAAATCACATTCACAGATTAGAAATTAGGGAGGAAAAAAATGGCTCACCAGACGTATAAATCAAAGGTCATCAAGATCGACAATGCCTCGGGAACGCTGACCGCCATCACGGGGAGCGTCAATCAAGATTCGCTCCAGGGGATATTAAATCTTCTGGAAGACGTGGGCATGGGTGATTCAGATGGCACAGTTTTACCCGGCGTACACCGCAAGACAGTTTCCCTGAATGGATGGGTGAATAGCACCACTGAGGGTATTTTCGGCCCGCTGGCGACCGCGCGCACAAGCATCAGCAAGACCTATGAGGTCTATAACGGGCTCAAATATTACAACGGCGAGGTATTCCCCGGCAATGTGCAATTCTCCGGTAATGCTGACGACATGCAGGTCTGGAGCGCGGATTTGACCTTCGATGGCGCGGCTAACCGAACCAGTGTGGGGCTATAGGCCCGGAAAGGCGCAACGATGGAATATAAAAACGACGAACTCCAGGTAAAGTTCACTTTGCCCGACCACCCTACTGTGAAGATCGTATTGCAATACGATACTCTCATAGAGTTCAACGTAGGTACAGCCCTGTACATCCGCCTCTGGATGGCGGCTCGGGATGTCATCGACGATTGGGAATGCCCTCATGCAGCCCTGGACACGAACTTGGACGAGGCCGGAAGCCCAGAGGCTATTNAAGNCATCAAGTGGGCCGGGCTGGNAACATTTGGACATTTCAGGAAGCTGAACGAGATCCCAAAAAACTGATTGAGGCGGCGGTCAAAGCGGCAGACGAGGGGGAAACGCCGCCACCCGAGCTACGGTTGGCCTGGTGGTGCGAGCAATGGAACGCACTACCCGAAAACGGGGGATTGTACCAGCAAGACCATAAAACCATCCGGCGCATGACGGCGCTTACCAATATCTATAACCTGGTAACGAGGGTGAGGAATATGAAGGGCGCGCAAATCCACAACTTGACGACTTCCGAGCGCAGGACTTTGCGCGCCTTGCGTGATGAGGGATTGTTGTAATGGCAGATGTCAGAATTCGGGTAGTTGGCGAGGACAAGGCCAGTCGTGAGCTAAAGAAGGTCGATAATTCGCTTGCCAACCTGAAAAAAAGCGCGGCGGNGGTTGGGGGCAAAGAGGGATTCGGCGCCCTTCAGGATGGTNTGAAAACCATCGCAAAGGCNGCAGCCATTGCAGGCGTGGCCATTGCGGCTCTCGAAACCGCCAAAAAGGCTTTTGATTTCACCCGCGAGGGCGCACAATTAATGCGCCTGGAGGCCTCGGGCGAATCGCTGGCCGCCTCGCTAGGCTCTAACCTTGACACAATCGTTTCCAAATTAAAAGAAGTTTCATTCAACACTATCTCAAGTGCTGATGCCATTGGCGCAGCCAACCGCGCCATGATGCTCGGATTGAGTGCGGACGCAGATAAGCTCGGGGCGCTCATGGAGGTTGCCTCTTTCCGCGGGCGCGCAATGGGATTGTCTACTACCCAGGCATTCAGCGATATCGTTACCGGAATCGGGCGCTTGTCGCCGCTCATCCTAGATAACCTCGGCATTATCATCGACCTAGAGCGCAGAACCCAAGAATGGGCAGANGCCAATGGGGTGGCTGCTGCCTCTATTGATGCCGCCACCAAAAGGCAAATATTATTCAATTCCGTTCTAGAGACAGGCAANAAGCAAATCGAGGNCGCTGGGGGCCTGGCTCAGGACACCGCGGGCGAGTTCGAGGAGCTTACCGCGGCCTGGAATGATTTTATCGATTCCCAAAAGAAAGCGGCAGCGGAGGGACTTGGCGGGCCAGGCGCCGTTGCAGAAGAATTGCGCCATATCACTGCCGTTCAAGAGCTCGGCAGAGCTTTAAGAGAGGCCTATGAGGCTGGCAAAATATCCTCTCAGGAATATTCGGAAATAGCCCGAATTTCCAATGATAGAACCCGTGGCGTGGAAGATGCCGTGATCGCGCTTGACGTTGCCATTCATGGCATGAATATCCGTGCCTTTCAATTCAAAGATACTGGATATATGCCCGAACTCGAAAAAACCGAAATTGCCGCCATTAAAGCCGCCATTGCCATAGACCAGCTTTCCCGCGCTGCTCAGCGTGGCAAACCGCTACAAAACCTGATTGACGAGCGCGCTGTTGAACAGGTGGAAGATGCAGCCAAGGCGATGGACGAGCTACAATCAAAAACAAAGGACTTGTGGAATACGCTCAGCCAGGAGCCCACTTCGTTTATCGAGAGCTTTTTGGAGGATTTGGACTGGTTCGCGGCTGGCGGCTGGCGATTGACAGAGGCAGCCCAGGCGGTAAAAGAGGGGGTGNTCCAGGGAAAGTTCACCCCAGAAGAGGGGCGGCAATATATGGGGGCGATCTACGCGGCNACCCAGGATTTGCAGGTTGACCTGAACAATATTACTGCAGNCGANGCTGCCAAAAATATCGAGGATACGCTGGGTTGGTCCCTAAAAGAGGCCAAGGATTATATCAGCGGGACAGAGGGGATCAAGGGGGCCTTGGAGGCTATCACATTCAAGGAATGGCGGATTGATATCCGTTTCAACTATATTGGCGATGCGCCCCCGGGTTGGCCCACTGCGCCGGGACAGGGAGAATTTGAATATACTCCCCCAGGGCCTTCTCGCCCATTCGGGGAAAACGATGTGATGATGGGCAACGGCAAGCCTGGCGCGCCAAATATCACCATCCAGGCTATCAATATCTATCCTACACCAGGGATGGATGAAATCGGCGTAGGCAGCGAAGTGGTGGGAATTATTATGGATATGGCCGAGGCGAATCGGGGCGGCGAGTTTGCGGGGATTGGATATGCGGGATAAAACATGGGATATATAGCCAGGCTAACAAAGGGTGAGTTTTCGCTGGACCTCTCCAGTGGGCGATACAAATTGGGGGACGATTTTGTGCCGCCGACAACCATCGAGCAAGTACAGACCGCGGGCGGGACAGCCACGAACCGATTTGGCGGCGCCGAACGGGTAGGGCTGGTTGCAACCAATACGCAATTAAATTTCGGCGTGCATATCAGCGCGGCCTCGTCTGCGGAGGTCGAGCAGGCTATCCGAGATATCGACAAATACCTGCGCCAGGCTGGGGACGAGAGCGAGCCATTGTATTTCGAATGGCGCCCGGACAATAACGTGCCCGCCGAGCCGATCTGGGGGCAATTTGGAGCATATCTGAAAAGTGAGGTGGTATTCGGTGCAGTATTCAAGCCGCGCGAATACGGCATTGCTGGCCTGCGCGAAAAGCGGCTTCCAGGTTGTCAGGTGGAAATGGAGATCAAGCCCTATGCGCGGGGGTTGAGCCAGCGCGTGGGTAGCGCGAAGGGGTTTATCTGGGAAAACAATATCTTCTCCGAGGACGGATTGAATGCCGGATTGCATATTGGCGAGGCAATTACAAATCAGCACACTAACCCGATATTTGGTCATGCCACGTTTGATAATGGTTGGACAGCCCTGGCCAATCTTACGGTATCGAGAAATACCGATAAGCGTTTTCGGCTGTTTGGCAAAGCCTCAGCCAAGATAACTTCGCGGTCAACAACGCTAAGTTCATTCACTCAATCATTGACTATCGGTGGGGGGGGGGGGCCTGATAAC